AGATAAAGCCCCTTGAGGCTGGGCAGATTGATTTGTGTTTCCGCCTTTTCTTAATGGCTCTGTGCCTTCAAAAAGATCTACACCGCCATATGCATCTGAGCCAATGGCATCTAGTAGTTTTCTCTTCTGATTTTGCTGTGTTGTCTTTCTTTCTTGAAGTCTGCGCATTGTATCTTCATTTGTCTCCAAGACTTTCTCTGTTGTTTTCTGAATCTTTTCTTGCCTTTGTTCGACAATCAATCCGGAAGTACCTTTAACAACTTCAGATATAACAGTTGAAAGCATCCCTTCTTCAAGCAACGCTTCCTTAATGCACTCTTTTACAAGTGGCTTTATTAATGCTTTTAATTCTCTCTTGTTCATCTAATCCTCTAAGATTTCGTTTAACATTCTGTTTAGTTTGTATTTCTTGTCAAAAATATCTGTTTCAATTCTGATATTTTTTGCTTCTTGTAATGCCATATATGCATTAGGAGTAGAAGGCTCGCTAACGAAATCAAAGCAAATAAGTTGAAGATCCTCTTGTACCATCGTTCTTCCGTCTGATTCATTAACAGAACCAAGAGCCCGACTACTAATACCCAACTTAACACCGTCATTGACAAGTTGTTGTAATATCTTTCCAGACGGCGTGTTAAGGACTTTAACTTTCCCCATAACATTGTTGCCGTCCCACCAAGCGTCTGTAACCATATGTGACGCATTTTTGAGATTAATAATTGAATCATCTGGATGATCTAACTCTCCGAGTGCTCTACTTTCTTTAATTAGCATCGTATAGTTCTTCATCTCCCTTTCTAAAATCTTTTTTGGATAAACTCTTCCGTTGCCATTCTGAACCTCGGCTTCTTGGAGTTTACCTGTTAGTATCATTCCGCCGTTTTTGACGTAACGTTTCTCGGCTTCAGTGAGCATGTCTTGACATACACCACCTTCACACATTTCATAATATTCTCTTAATAAAACTTTACTCATAGTCAACACCCATTCTTGCAACGCCTTACAGGCTGTAACATCCATTTAATCATTTCTGCTTCTCCTTGTTATTCTCTATAAACTGTTCTAATTGTTTTCGATCAACGTCTTTGTTTTCTCTTAGAAACTTTTCGACTTCCTCTTCCATGATCTTCTCTGCTCTTTTTCTAGGGATCTTAATATTCATTTTATTTCCTCATAATTTTTATACCGTCATCATCAAACACCATACACAATATATAAGATGTTCCAGAGGATAACCATCCACAAATTAAAAAATTTGCTAAATTCAGTTCAAATGTAAATAGTTCTGTAAAAGGATTAAGGAAGAATAAAATTACTCCAACCCAGAATCCTGTACACATTGGACAAGACAATAATTTTGTATAGTTTAATGTAAAATCTCTAAATGATTTAAAGATAGAGCCGTATACTAATATCTGAGTCAAGCCATAGGCTGACAATATGAACCAAAGTAATTGCACACTATCTCCGATAAAATCTATTTTGCATATATGCTTGGTAATAAATTCCCGGACGAATTGTTCCTTTTTCTCTAGCGTGTGGAACTTCTCCTAATTCAGTTGAACTAGCATCTGTGGGATCTGTATAGTAATCCTCTTCTTCTTCATCTAATTTTTTGATATATTCATATCTAGGCTTTTCCATTTCCATAAACTTGGCAATAACGAAAAGAATTGGCTGAAGTGGATCTAAAGGATCCTGTGCTTCTGTTCCTTGCTTTGCTGTTGGTGGAGGTGGCGTTTCAAATAGTCCTTGTAGGGAAGCATAAACGTTACCGCCTTGAACCGAATCTCTAGCGACAACACCTTTCTTACACATAAAATCAAATAATCTAGACTCTGTGTCGTAAGTCATATCTGATATTCTGTCTTTCGGGAAAGCGACAATCTTTTTCATTTGTGGCATTACAACTATATCAATATCTGGATGATCAAATATAACATAGTCTCCTCCAAGTGTCTGTCTCATATCGAGAGAGAACTTGTAATCTTTAAGTTTATTCGCATCTCTAGAGATGGACTTTTCGCCTACAAATATTTTAATTGACATTAGACTAATTCCTTACAAAACTCTTGCGTCTTAAGGACTTTAAAAAGCATTTTATCGCCAATCTCTTCTTTAGAAAAAGATTCAAGCATGAGCCCCAAAGACTCGAACTTATCTGACAATTCTGGCACTGAAGTTTTGTTTTCTTCAACTATGTTTTTCATTCTAGAGACTTCTTCGTTAATAGCGATCTTCAAGCCCATACCATTGTCTGCAAATGAGAAAATATACTTGAACAAAATATCTTTTTGTTCTTCTAGAAGGCTATCATATTTTTCGTTAAAACTTTCAACAAATACTTTTAGAACCAAATTATCAACTGGCTCGACTGCCATTGTCTCTTCTTGACTTGTCATCTCTTGGATGATATTGTTCTCTAAGATCACTCTAGTCTTAACTGGAGTCTTGACACTGAACAGTTGTCCAATCGTGGCAAGTGACTTGTAGTTTGGCGTAAAGTTGCCAAATGTGTCTTTTCCTAGTTCTTTATTGACTCTATTGATAACATTAGTCTGTTGCTGGAATACATGTCCCGGATGCAGCGAAAGATAAGTTCTTTGCGCTTCACGAAGAATAGAATCAGCCCAGTCCTTTGTGACTCCCTTAGTTTCCAAGATAGAACGATAAGCATCCATCTCTTCATCTAGAATCGAATTTTTAGAAAAGTTTTCTTTAATAATATCAAGAGCGATATTCTTTCTCTTCTCGTCTTTGTTCAATGCTGCCTTAGTCATTTCTAAGATCAATGTTTCGTACAAAAACGCAGTGTTTCTTTTTTTATTATATTTCATTTTTCTTTAGGCTCCATACTTTCGAGTAGCACTTTTATATCGTGACTAGTATTAAATAGTTGCTTCTCTTCTTTATCGTAAATCTGTTTTTCTCCGGACTCATACACGGTATTGATAATTGATGCTACTGGATCCTTGAACATTCTTTTCACAGGATCAGTCACTGCTTTGGTACTATTCGTTCTTGCTGCTCTTCCAGCCTCTGAATCTTTAACTGCTTTGACTTTTCTTCTACCTTTCCCATCGCCTCTAGATACCTTGCCATCTTTATCTCTACTTCTATTACCGGGAGATGCTAGTAGGGCAGAATCTGCACCACCTTCATCACCGCCGCCACCTGCGTCACCTGCAGGAGCGTCTCCGCCTGCATCACCACCTAATTCAAGTCCACCTCCGGCATCATCGCCACCACCGAGATCGAGTCCACCTCCGCCGGCTGAGCCACCAGAGGCACCAGTGTCTGGTGCTGAGGCTGGGACTTCTTCTGATGCTTTCTCAAGCATTGAAGCCATTTTCTTATCATAGAACATTTCTCTTTGGTTTCTAAGGAACTCTTCATCTGACATTCCGAGAATGTTTTCCGAAATCCAACGCTTAGAAAAGAATCCTTCTGTTGCTGCTCCAGCGATATCAAACTTCTGCTTCCAGTGTTCTAGTTCTTGTAGTTCAGCAATCTTGGATGGATTGTTAAGTAATAATTTAAAAGATATAAGATCATCACCTCTATACCCCAAGGTATACAAGTGGACTAATCCGATCTTCTCTAATTCAGAAACAACAGATCTTTGAAGCCTTTGGATGGTTCTAGCGAATCTGATGTCTTTTTGAGCCAATGTAGCCTTGTCTTCGGTTTGTCCATCCCCTCTAGAGAGGTATGACATAGGAATCTTTAAAGCAGAGAATAGTTTATCTCTGAGGTATTTGACATCATCAATATCGCCTGTATATGAACCACCCGGTAGTGATTCAACTCTAGAAGAGTTGCCACCCCTAGTAGGAATAAAATAGTCTTCATCGATAGATAAGGGATTGTAACGTAGATCTACTCGCCCAGTTGTTGTATCAACTAGTTGATTTCTTTTCATCTGAGTTGTTACACGTTGCATGAACTGCTCTACATCTTGTGGAGCAATGTTTCCAACATCAATATAGAATACTCGTCGTTCGGGTGAACGTACAATTCTATATGCCATCATTGCATCTTCTAGAAGAGTAAGTTGTCTCCAGATTCTTCTAGCAGGTTCTAGCACTGATGTTCCATATGGAGCGTACTTATCGTTTCCTAGAATTCGAAAGTGTGCAATTTGCCAGTTTTCAAATGTCAGTCCGCCGGAGTTCCATTGGTATTGTATATAATTTGGGTTTGTCTTGTCCTCTCCCTCAATTCTTTCTACTTCATCAATAGGAAGTGAAATGGCATGACGAACGCCCATTGTGGAATCAATATCCAAATAAAGCATAAAGTCACCGAACTTACACATAGAACGACTCCAGCCAAAAAGATTAAGATTTACATTTAATATCTCTTCGTAAAGATTGTTGAGAATTGTCTTTATTTCATCATTGGCACATTTGACACTAAGCATAGGAGATAGCATTGTAGAAGTAGTCATCTCATCTGCATAGATATCTAACGCAGAACATATCTCAGGTGTATATTCCATTTGATCGAAATCTAAATATCTTTCATAGCGATTTTGATTAGCCATGATATTTGCAGTCATGTTATCATACGGATTGTATGATGTCTTTTTAAAGTCCAACCCCATTGCAGAATTGAAGTTATATTTATCCATGTCTGCTCTTTTATATCTTCTCTGCATTTGAGATCGTCTATTGACGATTGGAGAAGAAAGCAGTCTAGTCAACCTTTTATACAGAGTACTCTGTGAGTTTCTTGGGTTCTTTTTATTGTCAGCCATTATTTTATCCTTTGAAAATCCAACTAAATTTATCTAAATTGCGTTTATGTTCTTCGACTCCCTCTTTGGAAACAGGATCAAATGTTGAATTTGCTTTATTGTAGCCTTGCTGTCCTCTGATATTAGTATTAAGGACTGTGTTCGTATACACCATAGAATTTAACATCGCTTTTTGCAACTCCTCTCCTCTCTTAGAAGCAATGATTGCCGTGTCTCTAACCCAGCATGCAATAGCAAGAGCCATCACTAAATCATCGTTGTAACCTTTCATGGCTTGAGGTTTTCCCAAATACCATACAAAAGTCTTCAATTCGTTTAATAAACGCAAAGATTTAATAGTAATTAGTTTATTTCTGACGAACTCCTCTAATTTGGCGATAATTAATGGACGAGATTTCATGGAAGTTGTAAAGCCCGGCACAGCACTTGGGTTACCTATTGCAGAAACTTGCTCAATATATTCATTTGAGCCTTTAATGCTAAAATAAATGTTAGGATATTCTAAGTCAATTAACTTATCTAAGACTGAATATCCGATGTTATTGTTCTCCACAACAAGTAGGCAGCCACCATACTCTCTACCTGCGGAATATAGCATGTTCGCAAAGTCATCTATGTTTGGCTTTCCTTTGTATTCGGCGACAATCTCCATTGAATCTGTTTCGATTACATGAAACACAGAATAGTCAGCACCATCGCCTCTAGCAACGTCTGCCACCAATACATATTTCTTTCCGTCTTGGCATTCTTCCCAAATCCAATAATTTCTATCGTATCCCACTTTGTGCTTTGGATCACATATCATCTTATCAATTCTATCAATGTCTTCAGGGGCAATAACAGTTTCACCAGAAGCATTGAAATTGCATTCGTACTCTTGAGCAATTTGTCTAGAGTTCATGTTCTTGGTTTCATTCTCGAACCATTTGCGATCTCTATCTGGGTGTCTAGTCCAGTGTAGCCTTGTGGGCTTGAAAGCGTTGACTCCTGACTGGGAATCGACATAGGTAGTATGAAACCAGTTACCAACACCATTAGGCGTTGAGAGGGCAATACAGCGCCCCCCTGTAGAGATTGTAGGATAGATACCTGTCCACAATTGTTCCATGTCTGGAATGAATGCTGCTTCATCCAAAACCAATAGTGAAAGTGCCTCTGAGCGTCCTGCGTCTCCTGCTGTTGATGATGCCTTAATCCATGAGCCGTTTGATAGTTCAAATGATGTTCTATTGTCTACGCTGATCTTTGCAATCTGCATCCATTCTGGTAAAGATTTTACCATCTCTTTAACTTTAGTTACAACATTTTTTGCTGTTTCTAATTTAGTACAGAGGATCAAAACCTTCTTGTGCTTATGAAACATCATGAGCCAAGAGATATGAGCAGCAACAATTGTCGATATACCCATCTGCCTTGCTTTGAGAACTACATTAAATCGATACTTCTCTAGATCAACAAGGAGTTCATCTTGAAAATCGTATGTATCGAAACGTACCAAGCCGTGAACCGCATGTGGAATGCG